AGCTGTTATAGCAGTATCTTCTGTCCCGGTAGCTTCATCAGCATACCATATGTCAATATCTGGCTCACCAGTTCCCGGTGCCTCTAAACATTGAACATATCCAGCAAAAATGGTTCCGTTTACTGCGGCTGTAACCTGACCAATGTGGCAGTTTGCAGTAGCTTCTTTACCAATAATATCAGTAACCACATTAGAACTCAATCCTGTTAAATCTATATATATTGTGGTTTCGAAAATTGCTCCAATTTTTACTACTGAAGCATGATATACAGTATTGGTCCCTGTAGTGATCCCAGTCCCTGCAGTCATTGGTGCAGTAGTTCCCAAACTAGTTGCCCCAGCAACAGCTAAGGTACCAGAAACTTCCGTAGCTGAGGAAGTTACATTTAAACTATCTCCATCCCATGAAATGGTGGCATCTGAGCCTGTTCCAAATATTGCAGTTTCATCATCTGCATAATAATTCCAATCGTATCCCATTGCACTTCGAGCAATGACTCGGGTATCGCCCGTAACATCACTCATTTGAAAGGTGTGTTTAGCCATCTTTATTCTCCATTCATTCTATGATCATACTATTCATATCAATCTGAATATTTCTACTGGATCTCCATATAGCTTGTTTTATTGATTTTTTCAAAGCTGTAGTTGGGGAATTGTCTGGTAATGACGCTTCCATCAAATTCATTACTTCCCCTACCAATCTTTTGGTATGAACGTCTACACTCTGTAAACCATTTGCCACATATACAGTATTCATATTCCCTTTACATTACATAAATAATTAATGGGTGGGATGTTTATTCCCACCCATTAAAATAAAATCTAACTATTAAGATCAGCAATTTTTGCTTGATGTATAAAATTCTTGCAACGTAATTCAGCCATTGTGTAGATTAAACCTCTAACAACTAAACTGTTTGCTGCAAAATAATCTCTATTTTCAATTGCTTGGGTTGGACTTGCAATCGCAACTTCCAAACTATCTGTAGAAAGTATATATACATTCGATCCAAGAACTGCATCAGCCGTAGAAACGGATTTAGCAGTATCAGCATCTGGAAGAATTGGGATACCCATATAGGTAGCAAGTACCATACCAGTTCTTGTTCCTGGATAAGTTCTTTCATCTCCAACTCCAACGCTGAATTCTTCTTGCCCTAAATATCTTTGTTGGGAATTTAGGAGCCTCTCTAGTTTGAAGTATTGGTCATGGCCCATGAGGATTAAATTAGGTTCTCCACCATTCTCACGTATTTTTTGGATTGCTGTATCGATTAAGTTAAGAGATAAATCTCTTCCTGTACCACTATTATAAGAAGCACTAGCTGCAGCGTTCCAACCACCAGCTGTTCTACCACCTAATGTTAAGTCATATGCCCTTGAACGAGATACCGCACCACCAACTGTTGAAGCATCCTCAGCAACGATATCATCAATTGAGGAAAGTCCTGCTCTTTCATAAATAAAAGCAACATCTCCATCAGCATAAGTAGTTCCAGATGCCACAGTTATGGCACCAGTAGAGGTGTTGATTGCACTTATTGCACTACCAGAAGTTCGATCAAAACCAGTAGCTGAAACATCATATTGGGAAATTTTATCACCAATACGGAAAGAAGTTGAAGCTATAGCTGCTGGAATTGTTACGGATGTTGTCCCACCAGCGGAAGCTAGATAAGCAGTCCCGGCGTTTAATTGTTGACCAACCTCTTTGATATGATCCACCTCAGCATTTTCAGTCTCCATTCCTAGGACGTCTCCAACACCACCTTCAAGTCCTGCTGAAAATATTGCTTTGACTGAAGCACCGAATGTAGTACCAACAATTTTTGGTAGGGAACTAACGGTTTGAATTGCTGAAACATCTACAGTTGGTAGACTTCCGGTCTCAGTTATTGGTAGACTTCTATTTGAACCACGGTCTGATCGGATTCTCCAACCTGCTGTTGTTCCCCATACTGTCTTAGGTAAGGCATTAAAAAATCTAGTTTTGTTATTTAGTGCGTCAAACACTTTCCTTCCAAAGGTGGAAGTGAAAATACCTGTATCCGTATCAACTGTAAAATATGTCTGCTTTTGTAAATAATCTTCACCAAATACGGATTGGTATATTCCTTTTTTTGATTGAGCAAGGAACTCACTCAATGATGGATTAGTAGCCATTATGTATTTCTCCTTTTAACTTGTGATTACTGTTTTAGAAGTTCTTTAGGAACTCCATTAGTATCACCTATTTGAATTTTATATTGTAAATTCCGCAATTCTCGATAAGATAATTTTGATAATTGTTCTATAACGTCACCATTATTATCAGATTTTTTGATTGGGGTTTCTTCATCAACACCTATTGTTGAATCATATTTTATCAACTCTGGTGCTTGAAGTCCACTTTCCTCTCTAAATCCTAATTGTCTTAATCGAGTAGTAGCTTCTTTTTCTATCTTCTCATCAATTCCTTTTTGAAGTTCTTCCATTTGATTTTTCAAGAAAGAAATTTCTTCTGCTTGAGATTTCTTATAGCCTTTGTCCATATCTTTTTCTTTAAAATCTAATTCCTCTTCTTCTTTATCCTGCTTTTCCACTTCTTCTTCTTCTTCCTCTATTTCCTCTATGATCTTTTCCAAATCTTCTTCATCCTGATCGTCATCTTCCTTATCAGCTTTTCTAAACTCTGATATTGCTTTAGAAACAATGCCTTTTATCATACTAGCAAGTTCAACCTTTTGAGTATCTTCTTGTGCCAACTCCGACTTCTTTATTTCCTCTGCTTCTTGCTTTTCCAATCGTTCATCCATTTTACGGAGAACTTCTGCTACTGCTTGTAGTGCAAGATTAACCCCTTCATTGGATTTTGTTACATTTTCATCCGACATTTTAACCTCCAGATGTTATATATAAATTCCTTAGGGGAATGGTCTTAGCCACTTCCGTTCCTCTAAAAACATGTAAAAATAAACGCTTATACAAACGTCTATATTCATTATACTAAAAATATAAAATTTTCTATTTGATATGAATATAACTCAATAAAAATTTATACAAACACATATTTATTTATACAAAATTTATATATACTTGTAGAAAAGGTTGACAAGCAAAGGTACTTAATATATTATGGCTATTATAAAGTTAAATTAAAGGAGTGTGAATTATGACTATTGCGAAAAAAAATGGTTCTTATTTAGATGCCTTGTATAGTGGTTCGCTTTTTCGCCGTTCTGTTCGTGGTTATAGTCCTAAAGGTGTTTCAGAATCTGACGTATATTATATTGTAAAATTTTATACTGTTGATCTACTGCCTAATATTGCCGAATGTGTCAATCTTGAAACTGACGAATGGGTTAATATTCCAGTAAAAACACTTGTAGAATCTTTGTTCTATGACCCCTCTAATGGTGAGTATATACCTACTGGAAAACACTACTCAATTGACGAAATATTCAATTAGACAAGTATATAAAAAAAGGAGATTTAAAAATGAGAAAAGAACAATTTTTTGACAAAGAAATAATGTCCCCTGAATCTGGGAGTATGATTACTGACGAAAGACTTGAAGAAATAGCTAAAATATTTATTGAAAACGACATAGGGATTGATGAAGTTTTAGAAACAATTATTGAAAGTAATGGCTATGTTGGTGTCGGTCTTGTTACATTCGGTGATTACTTAAGAGATTATGTAATGGATAAGATTAAGTCGGTAAATAATTAATAAAAATAAAAGGAGTTTAAATATGGAAACATTGAATACCTGTGATAAATGCGACACAGTTGAGTTATCAACAGAGTTATATTGGGAATCTGAGTGGACTACCGACTGGGATAATAAAGAATCTGTAGCTATAAATAATCTGTTATCTAAGCATAATTATACCTCTGTGTGTGGGGATTGCTTAGAAGATTTAAAAGAGGAGGTTTAAATATGGAGTGGGATAGACAAGAATTTATAGAACAAGTTTTAGAAAATCTTGAAGAACAATTGGAACGTGCGCCAACACAAGATGAATTCGATGAAGAAATATATAAAAAATTGAATGAAGTTTATTGATTAAAAAAATTAAATTAGGGGGTTACGAAAGTAGCCCTCTTTTTATTTGTAATCTTCAGGCACCCCAAATTCATCCATCTTTAACATTTCGTTTCGAAAATCATACATTGGATTATTCATCAATCTTTTTAATTTATCTAATTGATTACCCTCTGGTAAACAAGCCTCAATTATATCGAGTACCTTTCCTATCATTCTACTATGCCTTGACATGATGTATTCTTGGTTATTTGTAACCTTTTTCATATCAACCATTTCTATCCTCCTACGTTACTATACTTATTGGAAGAAACTTCTTAATAGAAGCATCTTGTTTTTGTAATACTTTCTGATAGGCTCTTTCAAGCCAAGGATTTGCTTTCATAGGCTTACTCACATCTATATTTCTCCAGCCTAGTCCTGATATTTTTATTGGTTTAACATTTCTTTTCTGCACCCTTCTATGTTGTTGTACTGTATGTAATTTTCTTGATTTATCCCTCTTATGTTCTCTCACATCTGATGTCCAAGGATTAGGTTGTAATGTCCCGTTAATACCTTTATGAACTTCCATAGCATAAGGAGCATTGTATTTAATATTCCAGCCATAGGGCGTTATTACGAACTCTGCCGAAGCCTTTAATCTACCAGAACCTACAGGACAAGTAGCTTGAGCCTCTAAGAAAACTTCCTTTCCAATATCTATCAGATACTTCTTTAAATTCTTTTCCAGATATTTGGAAACTCTTTTAAGTTTTATAAATTGTCTAATCATACTATTATTATACTAACTAATCATATTTGCCCATGTCGAATTTATAGAGTCATCAAATTTATTATCTGATTCATCATATCTAGATAGATAAATTATTTCTTTTCCTAAGTAGCCATGAAGTGGATGCCAGTATGTGGCTATCTGTTTAGGCTTGGTTGAAACGTGTAATTTTTGCAAGGCAAATTCATCCACTCCTTTTACACAACCACAGATATGCACCTCACCAGTTCCAATATCTATTTCATCAACTCTATGGAAATGACCCATCATAACAGTATCAAAATGATTTAGTTCCGTTTTGTCTATATCATTTTCTATATTAAAGTTATTCTTAAATTGTACAGCACTTCGCAATTTAGATATTGAATTCAATATTGATACACTATTGCCACCACCAGCAATGCTGTCTCCGTGCATTATCAATATTCTATTATTATAAACATTGAATATATGAAAAAACGATTCTGGTATCTCAAATTTAATATTCTTTTGGTTTTTAAGAAACGCGGCTACCCATTGGTATAACATGTAATCCCAATCGGTAGTAACTCTGTTTTTCATCGCAGGCTTGTGTGTCATACGACCATGATTACCAACCACGCAAGGTATTCTAATTTCTTTAAAATGTGGTGCTAGTACTAGTATGGCTTGACTAATTAAATAGGCTCCCTTTAGCATCTGCATCATATTGTTTTCTACGTTAGACCTTGCCAACTCATCGTGTATATCTCCACTAATCATATCGCCTAACATTGGAATAATAAGTTTATCAATATCGGATATATTTCTTCTATAATTAACCAGAGCCAATAGTTGAGTTGCCCATCCATACAACCGTTTGTTGAACAATTCCATATTATAAGAGTTCATACCAATCATTTGTTTTTCATTAATATATTCGCCAATGTGAGTATCAGTAAGAGGTGCAACAACAATTTGTGGGTGTTCTGTTTTTGTGGATAAATGTTTCTTAGGGATTTGTGGTACTTCTTTGAAATGTAGAGGAAGTTTTTTTAAAGTATTTAAAAAAGTATCGTACTTAGTTTCATTCTTTAATGTGCTATTATATAGCTTACGAAAGAAAATGGCTTCGGCTTTCCACATCTCTACTTTTTTATCTGCTTTAACTAATCTATTTGATAAAATTCCATCTTCTATATCTGGATAATCCGAATGGGCTTGTCCCCAATACTCTTGAATGTAGTTCTGATCGTGCCATTTTTTTATCGTTTTCCGACCCACTAAAATTCCATGTTTTTCGTAAATCTTCTTCGATATCTTCTCCCAACTCAATCCTTCTATTCTCAACTCTATGATATCTGATATCACCTCTGAACTCATCGTAACTCCTTCTAATGGTTAAAACCACTATCTTTCCACATATCCTACATTGTAAATCTTTATCAAAATTTAGATACATACTGCCTGAACATTTTAAACACACATTATTATTCATATCTATTTATAGACTTCTAAGGAATAACTTTAGTTTTTCTAAGTAACTTGTTTTATCCTTAGGCTTTTTTTTGTATTTACCATAGGTTGGTGTAACCACACCAGAATCTGTGGAAG